ATACAAACTTTGCACCATTCTTTGTTGATTTAGACGTTGAGGGTGAAGTAGAATTTGGGAACACTATTCGGTGTACCATACCACAAAACCAAGGTGATCTTCTTAAGACAGTGAGTATGAAAGTTGAGTTATCGGCTATAGATCAAAGTTTAACATCGGGGTATGATGGCTTTGGGTACGTCGAGTCTATAGGTCACGCCATGATTGAGTATGTAGAAATTCTCATAGGTGGTCAGGTTATTCAGCGTATACCAAGTGATTTTTTAGCTATATATTCAGATAATTATGTTACACAAACAAAACAACATAATTTAGCGAAACTTATTGGGAAACCACCTTTAGAATTTTCGGGTACACCTGTATCGAACAATGATATATTAGGATATCTTGGTTTTGCTACATCTAATCAGAAGTATTTTGTTGATATACCGTTCTATTTTTATAATAACGTCGAATTAGCTGTACCACTTTGTGCTATAACGGGTCAGGAAATTGAAATTATTATTAAATTAAGGGATGTAAAAGATTGTATATATGGTAGACATACATCAGACCAAGAATCTTATTATACGGGGTTATCACCAACTGGTCTCATAAAAAGTTTAAAATTAACAACAGAAATGATTTCTCTAGACGAAGAAGAAAAACAGATGTTATTAAGTAAAAAATTAGATTATATCATCACACAGGTACAAGAAAGTAAAGAAATTATACCTGTAAACACGACATCGGTATTTAAACATAAACTTGAATTCAAAAATCCAATAAAGGAACTTTTTTTCATTATTCAGCGTATAAGAAAAGTCGTTAATGGGTTTTTTATAAGTTCTTTTAATTATGATTCACCAAATCAGGTTATTAATAACCTATATACAAATTATGAAAATCTAAATAATCTTGAACTTACACTCGATGATTCTATAATTTTAGATAATGTTACTGGAAACGCTATAAACTTACGCGCGGTACAGAGTGGTATACACCATTCAAGAACGCAATTATTTAGAAGATACTATTCGTATAGTTTCGCACTTGAACCAGAACGGTGGTATCCAACCGGTCAAAGAAATTTTAGTTTAATTAAAGAACAGTTTGTAAAACTTGATTTACATCCAGATAATGTTGCTGATAGAGAACTTAGAGTTTTAGGCCTAAGTTATAACATACTCCGTGTAGAAAACGGAATTGCTAAAACACTGTTTAATTTATAATGAATCAACAAGAAAAAGACGCAACCGAAAACTTAATTGAGCAGGTCCAGGACTCTGCTATTAACATTATTCAACCCGTACTCGAAAGAACTATGGTTCTCGCAGCTGAATACGCCAGGGCTTCCGGTAGAGATATGGTACTCGGTGAAGATTTGGAATACGCTATGAAATATTGTGCCATGAACGAAGTTGGTAAGAAAATGGGAACACATTTCCCAGAAATATACGAAGAATCTTCCGATGAAGAAGACCAGGAGGAAGAAGATATTGATTTTGAAGATGAAGAAATTCCTTTTACGAGATACACTGGACGCGAATATAAGTTTGTCAAAATGAATATGGCGTATGATACTTGGGATGCGTGGGAACCAAAAAATCCGTCAGAATTAATGTTAAAAAATGCTATAGATAGTAATGAACACATCGGAACCTGAAGGGTACGAAGGAACGTCTAAACATTTTAAATTATATGATGACGATGATAGTTCTGATACTGAAAGTGATTCCGATACAGAAACAGATTCGGGATCCGACTCGGGAATGGAACGCATAAATGTTGGTATGTTAAAAGGATATATGAAACCGAAACACTATAAAAAAATTTTAATAGAAGAAGATTTACTCCCCGATTAAAATCTCAGGATACTATATATAAAAATGTCTACTGCTGCTGAAACTGTTACGCTCGTCGCTCGTGAACTCGAGTCCCAATCCCTCAACGCCGTCGTTGCCGGCTTCTCCTTTGCCGCCGCCCTCTCGTGGATGGACTTGGTCAGGTGGACTGTTAACCAAGTTGTTAAGGTTAACAAGAACGGTGGTATGAACTACACTCTTACTGCATTGTTCACAACGCTCTTGTCCATCTTGGTCTACGTTGGTATGTCTCGTGTCTCTACACGTGTGCAAAAGCCAAATCAACCACTCTTCGCGGTTACTCGATAAGTTTAGGCTTACGCATAACCAATAATAAAAATAAACCGGTTGCGACTACCATAAATATAGATATAAACGCATCCCATCTACGCGGATCCTCCATTTCGGGGATACTCATAGGTGGTGGAAGAGAAAAGTCTCTTTCCACTTTAGCAACATTCTCAAGTTTGTCAGTAGAACACGTGACTGCGAGTTTAAGTATATGATTCGCTTCTCTAAACTCGTATGGTATTAACCGATTATTACTACTGTAATAAAACTGAACACGTAAACTTGATATCGTTTTTTGTGATCCCGAATCAAAATTGTGTTCAACTGTATCGTCAACACCCGAAAAGTTAATCACATCTCCACATAGAAGTATACGTCCTGTATAAAAGGGTGTTTCAGAAAATACAGTTTTGTTAAATTCATCTGAACCACTACTTAATTTAACAATAATTGCATCAGGACCTTGTAAATTAACACTACCAGTATAAAATTTATAAGGAGAAATGGATGTAGAGAATGCGTTAGAGGCACTTACACCTAATATATCATGTGGTGTTGTTTTGCCATTGACACCTGATTTATACCCATTTGTACCGTTATAGAAATCAAAACTAAATTGAGTTGCACCTTCAAACGTTATAGAATTTGTATCTTTATCATACGAAGATCCTGATAACCTACCACCCGAATTTATAACAACATTTGAAGCTAAATCTTCACCGTCATAGTTTCCGTTTGGTATTGTTATATCGTAGTTATTCGACATATTGTTTATTGTGAACGTATTGTTATGATCATTTATAAGTAACTGACTATTATGTATACGTGCTGATATAAGTGAAATTTTACTTACATCATAAATAGGGTTTTTTAGGTGTACAACATAATCAGCTACGTTTGGGTACAAAACTGGGTCTCGTTCACCACTGTCTATATCTAAGGTATGTACCTTCATTAAAATATATGAACAATATTTTAATGAGTGTATGTCTCAATTTCTATTTATTTAAGAAAGACTATGAACTAATGGGTTACTTGAAAGCTGTCTTCTCGCTGTATCCAAACTCATACTCGTAGCATTTGGATTTTCGTGTCCCTTATAAGCATTAAATTTATGGTAATCATTGTTTCTATATTGTTGTGTCCAAGCACCATTCGCGGCATTTACTCGACCATCAATTCTCGTTGTATCGGAACGAACACTCGTAACCATACCCCCTTGGTTAAGTGCATCGGCACGAACGTTCATTCGTCCTGGACCCGCAGCTCTATTTGGTTTACCACGTCTATCGTCTGGTCTGAAACCGTATTTTGTGAGTTCTTCTGCTGTGTATGCAGATCCATATGTTCTCTTTTCACCGATCTTAGTCGCTGGTGTATTTAAGTATCCACCAACAAAGCTACTAATGCCAGGGGCTGGTTGATTGTTGTATTGATACTGTCCGATAGAACCATCAGCTTTGTTTCGTGTTGGTTCTTGAGCACGTGTAAGTGCAGAAACCGTTCTCTTTGCCGATGCGAAATTTAATGTATCGGTTCTCGAACCCGTTTCGGATCTATTTGTTGTTTTCTTTGTGCGTTCGTGTTCTGCTCTTGGTGTTCGACCAGTCATACCCTGTGCCCTACCTGCAACCGGGGGGAGACGACCATACAAAAACGCAGTCTTTTCTGGTCTATTGTGCCCAACTTCACCGACAATACTACGTCTACCACCCTTAGAATCAAATGCTGGACCGGACCTACCAGGTAAAGTCGTTAAGCGATAGGCACCAACGTTCTCTGGATTAACACGAAACAATTGTTGATTACCTCCAAATGCAGGAACTTCTGGTCCAACACCTAAACCTGGTCCAACGAGTTGTTTTTCAATTGGCGAAAGATTATTCATTCGCCCTGCGTCGTACATGCGATTTCTCATAGACAAAACTTCACCCCCCGATGATCGTTGTTGTGGAGCAATTTCAGCGAATGACCCCATTTCTTGTTTTGAATTATATGATGGTTCTACTAGTGGTGATAAAGGTCCCAAATACTCAGATTGTATAGAGACATCTCTATCCGAAAATTCAGAAACGATTTCAGGTTCTTCAATTTCATTACCTTCTATTGTATATTTTTCGTCTGGTTGACTTAATTTTCTACCGGCATAAACTAAGCCGGCTATAGCCATTATAGATATAGGATCAGCCATTCTTATTTCTTAGCGAGATTTTTATTG